CTCTTAATCTACATCTACCTGCAAATACAGATCCTGTAGTATCTTTTCTGACTGCTTTAACATCTGATTTCATAATAATCCTATTTTAAATTAATAGTTAGGGGCAGTAAATACCGCCCCTAACTTTATATCGATTACGCTCCTGGCGAACCGAAGATTCCTCTAGGGTCAGAGAAGCCGAAGCTGTATCTTTCTCTAGCTTTGAATCTAACGTTACCAGTGTCGAAGTCACCTTCTAAAGCAGTCTTAATTGGGCTTCTTTCGAAGTGTTTAAGACCATTAGGGACATCTGTTAACAAGAAGAATGAATCAGTGTCAGTTAAGAAGTTATTCACTCTGTAACCTTCTGGAACCATTCCCATGTTATTGATAGCGTTGATGTCGTTATCAGCAGTACCTGGTCTAAGAGTTGATTTCATCAATCTTTCAGCAGTAAATTGTAATTCTTTTGGAATTATCATTTTTCTACCGTTAAGAGCGATTTTTAATCCTCTCTCATCAACGAAACCTTGAATATCAATTAGAGCTTGCTCTAATGAAGTTTCGTTAAGGTCAGCTGCAGTTGCCAATACGTTTGAGAACGTTCCACCATTTGATAATGGGTGATTGTTCGCAATTAAAGGCACACCGTCACCACCTGTTACAGCAGTGAATTGTGCTTGGTTAAGCACTTGTGCAGCTTTTACCTGCTTCGTGTTTGACATAGATCTTGCTAAAGCTCTTGTGTATCTTTGAGCAAGTTTGTCATATAGGTTATCTTCGATCGCTTCTTCAGTGATTGAGAATGCTAAAGCGATTGTTTCGTGTGTGTATCTAGCAGTATATGCTTCGTTTGCTTGATCGAACACAACTGATGCACCTTCTTGTTTTGTTGGTGCTCCAGCGAAACCACTTAACATTACTTCTTCTTCAAAAGCTCTGTCAGATGATTCAGTAGTATAGATTTCAGCATGCTGATTATCATATCTACTGTACTCCAGGCCGAATAAGGCATTCAAACCTGGCTCTAACTCTTTAGTTAGCTGTTGTCTTGATATAGCCATTGTCTATTCTCCTTATTAGATACCTGTACCATCACGGTAAAAGTGTTTGTTTATTCTAACTAGAATGTTTGCGTTAGCTGAACCAGTATCACTGTTATTAGGGTCTTGAGAAATGTCAATTGCCTGAATCACAAATGATGCGTTAGTTCCGCTTTCAGAAACGTCCAATTGGACTTCTGAGATTCCAGTTTTAGTATTCCCTGTTGCGTCAGTAACAGAATAGTTTTGGAACAAATCTGCTCTTGCAAAAGTCGCATCAGCATCCATTAAAAAAACAGCGTCTGGATCATCCACTACAAATGCTGTAATGTCTGAAGCAGCTACGCCGCCTGGATAATAGTTGCTAAAAGTCGGCTTTTGAGTAGTCGGATCTGTATAAAAACATCCGTTAAAAACACCCACGACAGATGCACTGTTGTTGTAAACATGTCTTTCGATGTTACCACCAGTTACTGGTACAACCAGGTCACCTTGGTAAATCGCAGTTGCATATGAACTAGCAATTGTATATCTGTTTTGAGCACCAACTAGGGGAGTACCATCAAGTTTTCTGTACGGTCTAAGACCGAACTTTTCTACAACGTTTGCCATAGTTTATATTACTCCTATTAGTTTGTTTTTAATTTAAGCCAACCTCTAGTAGTAATAACAAAAAGATTAATTTTTGCGTCCACCACCAAAGGTAACACGTTTCTGCCTATCAATATTGATTGGCATAGACGGGTGTTGTTCCTTCATGAGATCGTTATCAACTCCTTTTAACTGATCTGTTGTAAGTCTTGCGAAATACTCAGATCGCTGTTTTAAGATCTCTGTTGGTATCCTTGCCAACACAAGGCCTCCAATTCCAATACAACCATTGTATTTACCTTCGGTTATTTGAGGGTATTTATGAATATCGGGATCATTAGTTATCTCCTCTGCTTTCACAAATTCCCACCCTTCTCTAAGTTTCTTAGTTACGTTAGACGTATCTTCGAAACCTTGCACATTGGTTCTAATCCATCTGTGCTCATAACCGTTAGGCGGCTTTGGTGCATCCAAACTGGATGGTAACTGCCAAGTCTTTTTTCTCGTTTGAGAACTTCTATCCTCGGCGTTGCGTGAAGTTCTTTTTATAGTATCGTTCATATTATTGAGCCTCCTTCACATATTTAACGTACTCTTCAAGTGGCACACCTAATCGTTTAGCTATTGCTACCTGTGATTTGGTGAGTGTCACAGTTTTGCGTCCGACCTCTTTTCTTCCAGCAGAAGCAACGGTCTGAACAGGTTTTGCTTTCTGCGTAGCTTCGACAGCTTCAGCAGGCTTTGCAAAGCCTTTCGCTGTCAAAATAGG